TGCGGCCTCGAAACATGCATGCTTCCCGCCAAACCGTCCTCCAGTACACCGATTCCCTGCTCTCCGGCGCCGTGCCGAGTTCGAAATGGGTGTTCGCTGCCGTCAAGCGGTGGTACCGAGATCTCGACCGCCCCGACCTTCGCATGGATTGGGACCGGCTCGAGGCGATCGCCGCGCACTTCCGGCGACTGTCGCTGCCCGGCGATTGGACCGGCACCCCGTTCGAGTTGAACCCGTGGCAACTCTGGGTGACCGCTCAGTTCTGCTGCTGGCGGTGGGTCGATGACGGCACCCTGCGCACGAAACTCGGCATGCTCCAGGTCGCGCGCGGCAACGGCAAGACCACGTGGGCGGCCGGGCTCGGCCTGTTCGACTTCTGGGAGGGCCCGGGCCGCCGGGTCCACGTCCTCGCCAACAAGATCGAACAGGCGTCACTGTGCGTCGACGCGGCGCGGCACATGGCGCGTCCACTCGAGGTCGCCGACACCAAGGTTCTGCACTCGTCGCTCGAGCGGCCCGAGGCCGACTGCAAGTTCGTGCCGGAGTCGAGCAACCCGGCAAGCCTCGACGGCCTGACGCCGAGCCTGTGGATCGCGGACGAAGCCGCGGAGTATCGCAACCGGGACGCCGTCGTGAAGCTCATCACCACCGGCCAGAAGCGCAGGAACAGCCTGGGCGTCATCATCAGCACCCCCGCAGACAATCCTGACGGCGTGTATGCACAGAAGATCACCGAGGCCGAGGCCGTGCTCACCGGCGAGGTGGAGGACGACACGTTCATCCCGATCCTGTACGGGCTCGACCCGAGCGACCAGCTCGAGGACGAATCGACGTGGATCAAGGCCAACCCGAACATGCCGCACGGACAGCCGACGGCGCGCGGCATCCGGCAGCAGTGGAACACGCTCAAGACGACGCCAGCCGGACGCCGCGACTTCTCCCGGTTCATCGCCGCGCGGATGAGCGAGGAGGGCGCCGGGTGGCTCGACATGAGCCTGTGGCCAGGCGGCGCTCCGCTCGATTGGGCAAGCCAGGCGAAGCGCCAGGCATGGGTGGGCGTCGACCTCTCCAAGACTCTCGACATGACGGCGGTGGTGGTGGCCGTACCGCAGCCGGACGGCAAGGTCTGGGTGCGCGGGGACTACTGGTGGCCGTCTGCCAACGTGCGCCAGCGCGAGCTGGACTACCGGCTGCCGGTGCGGTCATGGGCCGCCGAGGGACGCCTGACCCTGACGCCGGGCGGCGAGGTGGACTACGAATCGGTTCGAAAGCGGCTCGGAGAACTGCGCGAGGAGTTCGATCTCCGCGTGGTCGGCTACGACGCATGGGGCGCGTCGTACCTGATCGAGTCGTGCATCGCCGACGGCATCCCGATGAAGCCGTACCGGATGGGCGTGGCGACGATGGGGCCCGGATGCCAGCTCTGGCAGAACCTCTGGGCCGCGCGCGGCATCGTCATCGGCGACGATCCGATCCTCAAGATGGCATGCAGGACGGCCATCGCGCGGCGCGACCGGAACAACAACATCATGCTCGACAAGGCATCGCGCTCGACGCAGATCATCGACCCGCTCGTGGCCGCGGTCATCGCCGTCCACTGCTGGGGAGGCACGCAGGCATCCTGCTACGAAACCGAGGTTTAGAGCCGTAAGCGAGTTGACCATGCGGCGACAATTCCGCGCATGCTGCGGAAGCTGCTGAACAGGCTCTTCGTCGGGTACTACCCGTACACCGCGCTGCCGATCGAGTCGAGCGGCGGGCCGATGCTCGTCACCGCGATCAACGCGATCCGGTACACGCCGATCTACCGCGCGACGAGCCTGATCGCAAGCGACATCGCGAGGACCCCGGCGACGATCTCCGATCCGACGGTCGACGCGCTCTGGCGCAACCCGTCGACGCTCATGCCGGGCTACGAGTTCCGGCGCTCTCTCGTTCTCCAGTCGCTCCTCTTCGGCAACTCGTTCGCGCTCATCAACCGCACTGTGGGCGGCGAGCTGATCGAGCTGATCCCGCTCGACGCCGAGAGCGTGTCGCTCGACACGACGCAGCCCCGGCCGTACTACAGATCCTCGCAGTACGGGCGGCTCGAGCTCGAGCAAGTGCTGCACTTCCGCGCGCCGGGCACGACGGGACTCTGGGGCGACAGCCCCGTCCGTCTCTGCAACACGGCCGTCTCGCTGCTCGCCTCGCAGGAGCGCATGGCTCTGAACGCCTACAGCAACGGCGGCAACCCGAAGATCGCGCTGGTGCACCCGGGTCCCCTATCGCTCGAGGCGCGCCAGCGCATCATGGCCGACTACGAGGCCCGGCATTCCGGCAGCGAGAACGCCGGACGCCCGGTGGTGCTCGCCGAGGGCATGAAGGTCGAGCGCATCTCGAGCACCCTCGACGACACCGGGCTCGCCGAGGCCCGGCGCTTCAGCATCGCCGACGTGTCGCGCATCTACGGCATCCCGGTGTCGTACCTCTCGGAGAGCGCCGGGAACACCTACGGCACGATGGAATGGCTGTCGCGCATGTACGTCGACTCGTGCCTGACGCAGTGGATGGAGACGGTCCGCGCCGAGATCCTCCACAAGCTCGCGCCGTTCGGCACGATGTCCTTCGACATCGACAGCATCGTGCGCCCAGGCATGGCCGAGCAGATGGCCGCGCTCCGCACCGGAGTCGAGGCCGGATTCCTGACGCGCAACGAGGCGCGCGCGCGGCTCGACCTCCAACCGCTGCCCGGACTCGACGAGCCGACGCTGGCGCTGAACGTCGGAACAGGCGGCGGCTCGACGAACCTCGGAACGGACACCAGCGCAAACGCGGGGAGCGCAAATGATTTCGCGACGTGACATCGGATCGCTCGAGCAGTCGATCGACGGCAGGACGCTCCGCGGCGTCGCCGCGGTCTACAACCAGCAGAGCCGCGAGATCACCGAGTACGGCAGGACGTTCCGGGAGCAGATCGCCCCCGGCGCTTTCGCCGGTTCGCTCGGCGAGGACATCAAGCTGCTCTACAACCACGACCCGCGCATGCCGCTTGCCAGGACGCGCGCCAAGACCCTCGCGCTGATGGACCGCGCCGACGGGCTGCACTACGTCGCGTCGCTCCCCGAGACGACGCTCGGAAACGACGTCCGCGCGCTGATCGAGCGCGGCGACCTCAGCGGCGAGATGTCGTTTGGGTTCTACGTCGAGAGGGACGAATGGAACAAGGCGCGCACCGAGCGCACAGTGCGTCAGGCGAAGCTGGTCGAAGTCAGCATCGTCGTTGACGCCGCATACCCACAGACCAGCTCGAGCCTGCGTCACGTTGACGCGGCTGCAATGGAGGCCGCACGAGCGCGGCTCAAGCTTCACTTGGAGAGGATCAAGACATGGAACAGCTGAACCAGTTGGAGAGCACCGTCCACGAGTACCGCAAGACGCTCGAGGCGTTCGCCTCGCGCAAGGACGCCGAGACGCACGAGATCAACAAGCGCGGCAGCGGCGAGGAGCGCGAGAAGATCGCGCGCATCGACGCCGACCTCGACGCGGCCGAGCGGCTCGTGCAGCTCCGCGCCGCCCAGAAGCGGATCGCAGAGCTCGAGCAGCGCGCCGAGTTCGACACCCGCGCGCCGAAGGGCGGCCTGTCGAGCGACGAGTACGCGAAGCGATGGATCAACTCGCTCATCAGCGGCAACCCCGCCGAGATGCGCGCGCTCTCGCTTTCGTCGAGCGGCGCCGGAATCCCGACCGACATGGAGCGCCGCATCGTCGAGCGCATGCGCCAGGCTTCGGTGATGCGCGGCCTCTGCACCGTGGTGCCGATCGACTCGAAGAGGACGATCACCGTCGAGAACGCGCTACCGACCACGGCGCTCGTAAGCGAAGGCGGCACGATCACCGCGTCCGACCCGTCGTTCTCGACGGCGATCTCGGTCGTTCCCTACAAGTTCGCAACCCGCGTCACGATGTCGCAGGAGTTCATCGAGGACGCGATCGGGCAGGGCGGGATCGGCGGCGGCCTCAACTACGTCGCCGACAAGTGCGCCATGTCGATCGCGCTGTCGCAGGAGGAGTACCTCACCGTCGGCACCGGCAGCTCGCAGCCCGAGGGCATCGAGTCGGCCTCGATCACGCAGATCGAGAACATCGGCGCTGGCGGCGCGGGCAACTCGGCCAGCGACGACCTCACGGGCGACATGCTCATCAACTGCGTCCACCGGATCGCGCCGCAGTACCGCAGCGGCGCCCGGTTCTCGTGGGTGATGCACGACTCCCTGATCCAGCACATCCGCAAGATCAAGGTGAACACGAGCGACTACGTCTGGAAGCCGTCCGACAACGGCGGCTTGGCTGACGGCGTCCCCGGCACGATCTACGGCATCCCGTACCGTCTGAACGCCTACATCAACACCGCGACCGACACCACCAACGGCCACGTCGTGGCCGTGGTCGGAAACTTCGAGTACATGGAGTTATTCGAGCGCACCGGGGTCACCTCGCTGCTCGACCCGTACTCGGCGGCGTCGACGCACCAGACGAACCTCTACCTGTACACGCGCTGGGACAGCCACATCATGCTGCCCGAGGCGTTCGCTTCGATCACCGTCTGATTCCCTTTCTCGGGGGTGGGCCGGGGGAACCCGGCCTACCCCTTTATGGCAACGCTGGCACAGATCAAGGCGGCCCTCAAGGTCGACTACACCGACGACGACGCGGAGCTGCTCCGGCTGCGCGACGCCGCGGTGTCGCTCATCGAGCGCCGTACCCAGCTCGCGCTCAGTCCCCGGACTGAAACCATGTACCTCGCACGGTTCTCCGACACCGTGCTCGCGGCGTACCCGTTCAACTCGCTCACGTCGGTGGCCTACACGAACGAGGCGTCGGCCACGGTGACGATGCCCGCGGCCGACTACTGGATCGACAGGTCGCAGGGCCCGATGCCGGTGCTGCGCTTCCTCGCGTCTCCCGGGATCAAGGACGGCACGAACATCGTCGTGACCTACGAGGCCGGATACGGCCAGTTCCCGAACGAGATCATCCACGCGATCATCTCGCTCGTCGGCCACTGGTACAACAATCCCGAGGCCGCGCAGCCCATCGGCATCAGCGCGGTTCCGCTGTCGCTGAACTTCATCCTCGACCACCTCTCGACTCGGAGCAACATCCGATGATCTCGGCGGGTCGCTTCAAGAACCCGGCGACGGTCATGCGCGCGAGCACCTCGGTCGACTCGCTCGGGCGCCGCAGCACGACCTATACCAACGTCGGATTCCTGCGCTGCGACGTGCGGCCGTCCCAGGGCGCCGAACAGGTCTACGCCGACGGCGTCGCCGTCGTGAGCTTCTCCGAGATCCGCTGCCGGTGGCAGGACATCGCGCGGCTCTCGATCACGGCCGTCGACCGCCTGACGTTCCGCGGCAAGACTCTCGCGATCGTCAGCATCTCCAACCTCGAGAACCGCGACCGCGTCGCGATCATCGACGCCAAGGAGGTCGCATGATCGAGTCGAGCGTCGTGTCATGGCTGTCTGGCGTCTCAGGCGTCGGAGGCCGTGTATACACCGGAAGCCGATTGCAGGCATCGGTTCTCCCCGCGCTGGTGGTCGACGTGGCCGAGGGAGAGCCGCTGTGCATCGGCGCGACGCCGAAGCTGACGCGGTTCTCGGTGACGGTCGAGGCGATCGCGGAGACGATGGCGTCCGCCCAGACCATCGCCGCGCTGATCGACGCCGCCATGACCACCGGCGCGACGGGCGCCGGGGGATGCAGCGTCCAGACGAGACTGCCGACTCTCGCCGAGCCTGTGCTTGGCGAAGGCGACGAAGCCGAGCCCGCCATCTGCACCGCAACCTTCGAGGTCTACACCAATGCCTAGCCCCACCAACCTTGCATCGTTCCGAGTCAACGGCGTCACCATCGCCGACGTCGGCAGCGCCGTCGCCAACCTGTCGCGAGCCTCGATCGACACCACCTCGCTCGGCGCGTCGAACCGCACCTTCGAGCAGGGATTCATCGAGGGGTCGATCGACATCGAGGTCTTCTTCGACGCATCCCACGACACCGTGGTCAATGCATTCAAGAACGGCACCTCGCTGACCGCGGCCGAAGTCGTGTGGGCGTCGGGCATGAGCGTGGCCGGAAACGCCATCGTCCAGAACTGGAACTTGACCACCGCGCCGAACGGTGTCGCCTCGGCCACGTTCTCGCTGATCTTCGCCGGAAGCTCCATCACGATCGACAACACATGATCGACGCACTTAAGGCAAGACCGCTCGAGATCCAGTTCCGCGGCGAGGCCGTGAGGCTGCGGCGTCCGACCGTCGGGGACCTCGTGGCCATGATCGACGCCGAGAGCCGGGGTCGCTTCATGCCCGCGGAGTATGTGGCGGCGCACGTCATCGACGCCCAGGGCGAGCGGATCTACACCTACGAGACGGCGCTGAACCTGTCGGCCCCGGCCGTGGTCGGCCTGTCGAAGGAGATCGAGAAGCTCTACGGGGAGGGCTTGGACTAGGGAGCGCGGCACGGGAGATAGCCTGTGCCGCGCTCGGAACCGTCACAATGGATACGCCGCTCGCCGTCTGGCTTGCGGCGAGCGGACACAAGGGGTTGAGCCATGACATCGCGGCGCGGGTCCTTCGCAATGATCGTCGAGCTTGACCGCGACGCGGTACGGCGCATCAACGCTCGTCTGCTCGAACTGTCGGAAGTCAACGCCCGGAACGCCATGCGCCGGGGATTCGGCAAGTGGACGCGCGCTGCCAAGAAGATCGTCGAGGCGAACGCTCCTTTCGGCCGCTCGAACCCGACCGAGACGATCCGCGGCTCGGCGCGGCCGAACGTCCACCTCAAGTTCAACGCCGCGACGAAGGTGCGCGGCTACCGGAAGGGACTCGTGCAGTGGGCCGCCGTCGGCATCAAGGAGATCACCGGGTCCTACCTGACGCCGCACTGGTACCTGGGATGGGTCGAGCGTGGCCACGCGCTCGCGCGGCGCGCGACGGCCGGGGAGCGCGCCTACGCCATCAGCCGCGGCGAAACACCCAAGACCGCCGGTCGCAAGGTCTACGGTAGGGTTCCCCCGAACCCGTTCATGCGCCGAAGCGCGAATCAGGCGCTTACCCTAGTCGAGCCGTTCCTGTTGCCCGAGATCGACAAGGCCGTGAGGAACGCCAATGGCTAAGCTGAACCGCGTCAACATCGCCATCACCGGCGACGCCAAGGGCCTTGCGGCGGCGACCGACGCCGCCACGAAGGAACTGCGGCGGCTGAACGCCGCCGCCGACCAAACCAGGGCGCGTCTCGGCAGCATCCGCTCGACGGCCAACCAGACGGCTGAGAGCCTCGCCAAGCTGGGAATCCGGGGACCCGGCCTGGGCGCCGTCGGAGCGATCGCCGGGATCGGGACGCTCGGCGCGGCGGGCGCCGGATTGGCCGCAGGAGGCGTAGCTCTGGCGGGGGCCTCTGCGGCCATCTTCGCCCTGCGGGACGCCGTACAGGCCCTCCCGGGCGAAAGGAAGGCAGCCGTAGAGGCGCTCCGGCAGGTGGACCGGGACCAGCGCCGGAACCTGACCGAGTTCGGGTTCACGCGCGAGCTGGCCACGTCGATCGCCGCGCAGGGAGCGCAGCGGCAGAGCGCCGCCGAGGGCCTCGGACTCCGCGGCGGCCTCTCGCGCGGGTTTGCCGGATCGACGAACCGCTCGGCGGCCCTGCCGTTTATCCTCAACGAACTGCCAGGCGCGGCGGGCATCGCGGCCGGGACGTTCGCCGCTGGCGGCGGCCCGGCCTTGGCCGGACAGCGTTTCCGCGAGTCGGTGCTCGAGGGGCGAAGCCCGATCGAGCAACTGTCGCTCTCCTCTTCGTTGCTCGGCGCGTCACAGCAGATCACGGCGGCGGGAAACGCCGTCCTCAACGCGCTGAACCCGATCACCAGTTCCATCCAGACCGCCAAGATCCTCTACGACTACTGGAGCAAATGAATGCCGACGACCGCGACCACCACCTCGAGCGCATGGCAGGAAGGCGGCCCGGCGGCGGCCAAGGCTCTGGTTGTCACGAAGCGTTGCGTTTCGACCGCGCCGCTGAGCGCGACCAATCCGACCCACATGACTGAACTGAGGGACGCGGCCGGAGCGAAGCCCCTACAACTGCTTGGCAGCTTCTCCACCACCACGCTCCTTGGCCCGATGCGCGTCCGTTCCGCGCAATTCGCGCCGGTCAGCGCCGACGGCAAAATCTGGGACGCCGTGATCACCTACGGCACCGAGTACGTCTGGTGCACGATCGCGGCGGGAGGAGGCACCGACCAGTACATCAACCCGATCGAGTCCCAGTTCGTCTCGACCGAGCGGGTGGCGGCGCAGTACCGCCGTTCGTTCACCACGTCACCGGCGGCAAACGCGAACGGCTCCACTGACATCGGCGGCACCGCGACAGATCAGGCCGGGCAGCCCGTCCAGGCGCGCATCCCGGCCGGAGAAGGCCGCATCTCCATTCTGGTGGACACCTCGCAGAAGACGCTCGTGCAGGTGTACGACGCGGTCGCGACGATACGCGGATGCGTCAACAACGCGGTCTTCCTGCACTGGAGCGCCAACAAGCTTTTCTGCACGAGCGCCGACGCGACGCTTGTCCGCGACGAGTGGTACCGAGCCACCTTCAACTTCAAGTGGGACCTGTGGGACGACTGCGAGCAGGTCCCCGACCGCGACAACGACAACTTCATCAAGCTCAACTCGACCGGAAAGGCCGCATCCGTCTACTGGCGCTCCTTCTTCCGGAACAACATCGACTTCAACTACATTTTCGCTCAGCTCACGTCCAACCAGACGCTCGCCACACAGATCGCGCGAGAGGGATCCTTTTTGACCTTCCCATGAACAGTTCGACCCTACAGGAGATCCGCAGGACGCGAACGACCGCCGAGGAATCGGCGTCGTTCGAGTTCCGCTCGCGCTCGGAGCGTGTCGATCATCTCCTCGCCAAGATCACCGGCAACGCGGCGATCTCCGGCGCGAACTACCGTTGGGAGTACGATTGGGAGCGCGCGGAGATCACGGGATCCCGCGCGTTCCAAGTCCGCGCATCCGAGCCGTGGTACAAGGGGAAGGCGCTGAACACGGTGGAAGGCGGCAATACCGCGGCGCTCGTGATGCCAGGCTACACCGTCGCGAACATCCCCGCCGGATTCGCCGTCAAGCCGATCGAGACGGGCACCTACGTGTTAGTGTTCGCGCAGCGGGATACCGACGGCGGCATCCGCTGGGTTTTCAGCCTCAACAACGCCATCGACGGGACATGCTAATGAGAACCGTTCCCTACAGCTTCAGCATCTACAAGGGCGACACCTACCAGCTCGTATTCACCGTCGATCAGGACGTCTCTTTGTACATAGCGAAGATGGACCTCAAGACGTCGATCGACGCCGTCTCGTCCGCGCTCTCGCTCTCCACCGCGAACGGGAAGATCACGCAGACATACAGCGCGATCACCGGGCTCACGACGTGCACGGCGACGATAAGCGCAGCCGACAGCGCGGCGCTGTCGACGCTCACCTACTTCTTTGACTACCAGTGGACGCTGCTTGACTCGACGATCTGGACGCCGATCGCCGGACGGATCAGCGTGGTGAAGGACATTTCGTGAACCTCACGATCCAACCTCCGCAAGCCCTCGCGCTCTCGGTGCTCGCCGACGATTCGCTCGCGCTTTCGGTCACGACGCCGACCCCGGTTCGTCTCGACGTGATCGCGTATTCGATCGCGCAGACGCCGTCAGGCCCCGCCGGCGGCGACCTGCAGGGCACCTACCCCAACCCGACCGTTACGAACCCTCAGCCGAACGTCGGGCCGATCACGGCGGCGACCACCATCCGCGTCTCGGGGACCGACACCGCCAGTCAGGTCGTGTACTACGGCTTCAACAACACGGCCACCACCGGCGGCTCGGTGACGATGACGGCGAACCGCGCGTGGTTCATCCCCGTCCAGACGATGTGGAAGGGCAGCCCGATCCGGAGGGTTCGGATCGCGACGCTCGGCACCACGACCACCGGCAATTTCATCACCGGAATCTACAGCAACGCGAACGGCAGGCCCGACGCCCGGCTCACGTCGCTTGGATCGGCCGCGCTCTCGAGCGGAACCGGCTACTTCGAGCAGACGCTCAACCTGACTTTGCCGTCGAACGGCTGGTACTGGCTCGCCGTCGTCTGCTCGAGCACGCCGACGCTGCTCAGCTACGACCTGTCCGCGGACCTCAACCCGATCCAAGGGATGAGGAACTTCCTCGCGACCGGGCGCCCGCTCTTCGGCGCGGTGCAGGACGTCGGCAGCTTCTCCCTGCCGGCAACGGCGGCCGCGACGCTCGCCGAGAACATGATCGTGCCGTACATCGACTGGAGCTACACGCCGTGAAAACCACCACCTACCGCGAGGATGGCACCGTCGAGATCGTCGACGCCAGGACGGAGATGGGATGCCTCGAGCAGGCCATCTCGAGGATCCTGGCCGGATGCGAGGCCGAGATCCTGGACGATGCGCCGGAGCACTCGCAGCGCAATGCGGCGCTCGGCATCCTCGATGCCGACGACGTGGCCCGGATCGTCGCCGCCATCTCGACGCGCCGCGCGCGCTGCCGGAGCCTCATCGACGAGGCCAAGGTTTTGGCGTGGAGCGGGCGCCCGCGCAAGGAGACGTGCGACGCGCTCGACATGATGCGGTGGCGTTGAAATGTGCTGCAAGATCGCTACGATCTGAGCCTATGAGGACGGAGGCAAACACCCCATGACCTTTGAGCAACTCGCCACCGTCCTGTCCCCGTTCGTAGCCGTCCTTGCCGGTAGCGCGTGGATCCACTCGCAGCTCGGCGCCCTGCGCGAGACAATCGCCGCGCTACAGGAGCGGATACGCTACCTCGAGCGCGAACTTGAACACCTTCGGAAAGGCAACCAATGAAGAGCTGGAAGTCAACTGTTTTCGGAATTGGCGCGATCCTTACCGCGATTGGATCAATCCTTCAAGCGCTGTTTGACGGCAACCCGAACACGAACCCCGACTTTGCTCCGCTCATCGCGGCACTGAGCGCGGGCCTTGGCCTGCTGTTCACCCGCGACAACGACGTGACGAGCGAGGACGCGGGGGCGCGGTGATCTATGCGATCGTCCGCGCCATCCTCGAGGCGCTGCTCGAGTTCGCGTCGCGCCCTCGCGTGGTGCGCGTCGTGGGCGGCGGCAAGCGCCTTGCTGACCGGGTGCGGGCCGAAGTACGTCGCCGCGCCGGACAGCCCGATGCTGGTCCTCGAGGCAAAGGGGAGGCTGAGGGTGGCGATGAAGGACGGCGACAGGATGGTTGACGTCGGCTGGATCGACGCCGCCGACATCGAGGGCCAGACGGTCGTCGAGTTCGATTGGACCGAACCATGACGACGTACTGGAGGTGCTGCCCGGTCGCTTGCTTTGACGACTGCTGCGAGTGGTGGGACGCCTGCGACCCGCCGCTGCCCACCACCGTCACCGTCACGTTCAAGAAGAAGTGCACCCGGAACTACTACGACGAGAACCGCGGCTTCCTGAGTGCGGTTACGTGGCACGACACCGTCGAAGTGTACACCGCGACGAACTGGTCGCTCCAGACGATCCCGGGACAGTGCGGAGAGGACGGGCTTCCCTACTTCAAGTCGAGCACCGTCAACTACAAGCTGACGGGTACTCGAAAGATCGCAGACCCGATCTTCCCGGCCAATGTAAGCGCTGGCGGTGGTGGTGATTGTGCTGGCACGAACGTGCGTGGGTGCACTCTGTGCGACGAGAATTTTCAATGCGATTGGCCAGACCCGCTGACGTGGTGCTGGGAAGTCGAGGAGACTTACGACGTCGATGGAATAGTTCCCGATTACTCTGCGGAGATAGTTTGCTGTGAGGATGAGGGCTGCTTTCGACCGTGCCTCAACTTCGAATCACTCTTCGATCAGTCGTACCTCGACGGCACCGTCGACACGGATTACTTCTGCTGCGGCAACACCACTCCTCCATCGTCCGGTCCTTTCACCACCGCGCATGACGAATTCACAGTGAGCGGGAAATGCGGATGCCTCGCCGGGGACTCGTGGAACAACATCAAGCTGATTTCGTTCTTAGATCAATGGGGCGGTCCTGACACCAACTACTCCGGCTACTACAAGTGGTCGACCGACAGCGGAATCTATGGCGGCCTGTTATCCGGCTTCTACTATTGCTCGTTCTGTGAGTGCCAAGACTTCACGGTGTCCCCGCCTGTATTGATCATCAATGACTGCGGCTGCAAGGAGTGGTACATTCAGGACATCTGCGAGTACGAGCTGATCGTGGCGATTACAACATGACCTGCAAGCATCTCAACGAACGCCGGATCTGCGAGCAGCCCGCCGCGCGCGCCTACGGGAAGTCTCCCAGCGGTGGGACGTGCAGCCGCTGCCCCCACTACGAGGGCGAGATCCGCGGCGCCGGTGACGTGGTCCACAAGGCCGCCAAGGCCCTCTGGATCGACAGGCTCATGGCGTGGATCAACCCCGACTGCGGGTGCGAGCGCCGGAGGACGTGGCTCAACTCTTTCATGCCCTTGACGTGGCTGCGCCGATGTATACACTGTGCATACATCTCGGCCAAGCCGAGGAAAGGGAAGCCATGTCAGAAAGCGAATACACGTCCATGCGGGTCCTGCGGGAAACCCGCGACGAAGTCGCCCGACTCGCCGGGCACGAACGCATCAGCATGATGCAGCTGGTGGCCCGAGCGATCGCGGCCTACGCCCTTGTCGCAAGCCTCAAGGAGAAAGCACCGGAGCGTAAGCGGCTCGAGGTGCGGGCATGAGCCTGGGCACAATCATCTTCGGCGGCATGGGGATCTTCCTCGCGCTCTGGTATCTGGCCGACATGGTGTTCGGCGGGGAGGAGCGATGACCGACGACCAACGCACACTGATTCAAGAAGGCTGCGCGCAACTGGAGTCTCGCGCAGGATTGATATGGGGTCCGGAGTTCATCGAGGAGTTCGCAGCGGCGCTGCGGGCGCTGCTTGCCGAGAACGCCGCGCTCAAGCCCCAAAGCAACGCTGATGAGTTTGCTTCGATCCCACTTAGGGCGTGGGTGATCGAAGTGTTTCAGCATCTTTGCCACAGTCCACACACGCCCGATTCGTGGAAGCGCGACTTGGATGAGAAGACACAAGTGCTCCTCGACGCCATCGAGCAGGGAAAGGAGGCGAAGCCGTGAGCGACACGCCACAACCTATCCCATGCTTCGGCGGGCCGCTCGACGGAAAGGACGCGCCCCAATGGGTCAAGCGCGACTTCTTTGACATCGACTACCCCATTGAAGGCCGCGACCGTCCATATTCGCACGGAGTGGTTGAGATCGACACCAAGATCAACCGTGGACGCTACACCCTTGAGCGATTCGTGCGCCGCGAGTGGAGCGAGAGATACCCGACCGAGCAGGAGATGCAGGAGTGGGAAAGGGACATGGATGAATGGGCAAAGCCAAAAGACGAACTGTCTTTCCTTGGGCAGCTTGCGCGAGAGGTGTACGGCAGGGGGGAATCGCCGCCGATGCCGCGCAAGAGGTTTATCGTTCGTGACCGAACCGCGTCCGCGTTTTGCTGGGAGGTCGCGGTGAACCGACAGAAAATGCTCCCCGAATGGGTGGAGCGTATACGGTTTGTTGATGATCCGCCGTGGCAGATTGATCGAGAGCGAGAGGCGAAGGAGGCGCGATGAGCGACGAGAACGACCCGTACTACACCGATGCAGAAGAACGGCGGCAAGCCATCAACGCCATTCTCGAATGCACCAAATACTGGCCGTGTACCCGAGAACACAGGGTGTTCAAGGGACTGCTGGCCGAGATCACCCGCCTCCGCGCTGACCTCGCGAAGGCAAACGCCGATCGCGACGAGGCGCGGCGAATGTGTTGCGTCGCCCTCATGGGTACTGGCGTGTGGCGTCAGCCACGCATGAACCTGCCCGGCGGATCTTGGACACCGCAACTTATTGCGAAGGAACACGGCTGGGACTGCTTCGACGCGAAGGAGGACGCGTGTTCCTAACATACCTGCTCTCCCGCAAGCCATCTCGCACTCCGCTTCCGCCGTCTCGGCCACGATGCGAGACTGCGGAAGAGCCGTACCTCGCGGGGTACGAGGATCGCATGGCGGGAAACGGCATGAGCGTACACGCGGGCGTGTACATGACGGCGTGCCAGTGCGTGCGATGCAGCGAGTACCGCGCGGGATGGCACGCGGCGCATGAAGACCGCATCGTCGATCTCGACAAGGCGCGAAAGCGTGCGAGGAAACTGGCGCGCAAGAAGGCGAGGGGCGCATGAGCGGATTCCCCGGACCACATGGCTACTCGGAGTTCGCCAGGCGACAGCCGGAGCGTGACCGAGAGGAGGCCCGGCAGGACGTCCCGCCGGTGCCGAGGACGCCGGACGCGGACGACTTCATCGACGCGCTTTTGCTGCGCGCCACGCTCGTGCGCGGCGGCTGCGACAAGACGGAACGTACGGCGCACATGCTCGAGAGAGCCGCCGAGATCATTCTGGAACTCACACGAAAGGGAGCAAATGACAAATGAGATCGTCAAGTCGGAACCCAAGCATGAACCGCTCGGGACCGCAATCGGCAAAGTCAGCGCACTTGGGCCGTTGGTGCTCAAGTCGCACACGGTCGAGCTGCAAGGCAAGCGATACGTCATGGTTTCGGGCGCCACGATGGTGGCGAATGCGCTCGGCTACACCGTGCGCGAGGTGAGCGTCGAGCGCAAGGAGTTCGGGCCGGGCCTGTCGGGCTGGGAGGCAATCTGCGAGGTGGTCGACATCGAGACGGGCGTGGCCATCGGCCGCGGCTCGGGCATCGTGGCGGACGATGAGAGGCCTTGGGGCAATAGGCCCCAGTTCGCCCGGCGGGCGATGGCGTCGACCCGCGCGGCGGGCCGGGCCTTGCGTCTCAGCATGGGCCATCTGTTCGGCTACCTCGGCGACCGGGTTCAGTCGACCACGCTCGAGGAAATGCCCGTGGAAGCCCCGGAGAGGCCCGCGGCGCCGAAGCCCTCCCCGGAACCCGTCCCCGGCTACGAGCGCCTGCACGTCATTTCCGTGGCTCAGAAGAAGGGCAAGACCAAGACCTTCTGGGTTGTGACCTTCGGCGCCGAGGAAGAAGAGGTCGAGGGGCTGACCTTCAGCGAAACCGTGGCCGAGCGGCTGATCGCGTCTACGGGCTCGAAGGTCAACGTCAGGCTCGTCAAGAAGCAGAAGGACGACCGCGTCTGGCTGTCCATCGAAGAGGTCATCTGACCGTTCCGGCGGGGGAGCACCCGCCCCCGCCGGGGCTTCATGCATGGGAGCAAAGTGATTTCGGGCGCGGCATTGCCGCGCTAGGCCGCACCCCGCCGCCTCACGCGAGTCAATCCTCTCCACGGGTTCAATTGGACGCTCCCATGCATTTTCGAAATTCCCCTTCTTTCCCCCCCACACCCCCCCTTGCGGGGGGTTGACAGAGCGGTTACGCTAGGGGGGCGGAAGCGAAGCTACAGCGAAGCGCATCCGTCCCTCCCTAGCGTAAACCGTCTCTGTCTTCCCCCCCTCCGAACAGGAGGACACATGACAAAGGACGAACTGAGCGCGTGGATCGCGCGCCGCGCGGAGCTCTTCCCCGGACTGAGGATTCCTGCGTTTGCCGAAGCGGCGATCGTGAACGACACGACGCGGCTCGACTTCGACACCGCGATGGTGGCGCTCGAGGCGTACAGCCGGGAGAAGCCGTTCCGCGGGTTCTACCTCGACGGATGGATGAGGCACTACGCGGCGGCGAAGGCGCACCGCGCGCGGACGGACAGCGGCCGAGCGGCCGCTGCCGCCGCGGCGCGGGAGAAGGATGAGGATGAGCGCGCGATCGAGGACCAGAGGAGTGAATGGCGCGCCTACCGTGCGCTTCCGGCCGACGTCATCGACCGGGCGACCAAGGCTCTCCACGACATCGGCTACCCGCCAGACGAGACGAACCGCGCTTGGCGCTTCATCGTCCTGGCGTGGCATCGCGGCGAGGATGTCGAGCGCTACCGCGTCCATCGGGACACCTTCGGCAAGACGATCGCGGGTTCGATCCGAACGATCGCGGATCAACTCGCCGACTTGCGCGAGGCCCGCTCAAGCATCGACAGGCAGATCGAATGGTTGACCTCCATGAAGGCTGCGGTATAGTGCCGCTATGCCGATCAACAGCAGGGCGAAGGGAGCGACCGGAGAGCGCGAACTTGCGGGCGAACTGAACGCGCTCGGCATGATGGCTCACCGAGCGCAGCAGTACAGCGGCGCCATGGGGGACGCCGATCTGGTCGTGCGCGGTCTCGACCTCCACGTCGAGTGCAAGCGCGTCAGCCGCGCTCGGATCGCCGAGTACGTCCATCAGGCGTCGCATGACGCAAAGGGCAAGCCGTGGGCGGTCTTCCTCCGACTTGACCGACAGCCTTGGCTCGTGATTCAGCCGCTCCCACAGTGGGCGGCTGACTCCGTTCTGGCCCAGCGCGCGCAGAAGACCAGAGCCGACATCGTCCAGAGGATCGTCGATGAAGCCTGCCCCGTTTCGCCATGACCCGTGGCCCAAGGGCGTCGGGCATGCGTCCGTCAAGGCGTCGCGCCTTACTGGAAAGTGGACCACCATGCGCCGCATCTGGCTTCTGTCGCACCCCAGATGCGCTCGATGCAGCATGCCCGGAGAAGAGGTCCATCACGTCGAGCCGCGCGAGTCAGCACCTCACCGCAAGTACGATTGGTCCAACCTCCAGACCCTGTGCAGATCGTGCCATCGCGCTGTGCATGCGCAATAACTGCTCGTTT